TTTCAGAAGATTTGATGAAACATTTAAGCCAGATCCAGATAAGATTTATTATGTCCATGCTGACCTTGCGCAAAAGCATGACAAGTGTGCTGTTGCAATTGCTCACGTAGAAAAATGGGTAAATATTCAGGTCATAAAAGATTATGAGCAAATTGCACCTGTCGTAATAGTAGATGCCGTGGCTTGGTGGGAACCAAGAGCGGAAGGGCCAGTAAATCTTTCCGAGGTAAAGCAATGGATTCAGAACTTACGCAGGCTTGGATTTAATATAGGTGTTGTTAGTTTTGACAGATGGCAATCATTTGATATCCAAAATGAATTAAAGCAAGTTGGCATGAGAACTGACACTGTTTCTGTTGCTAAAAAGCATTATGAAGATATGGCAATGCTAGTTTATGAAGATAGACTGGTCATGCCAGCAATAGATATTTTATTTGAAGAGCTGACCGAATTAAAAATTATGCGTGGAAACCGTGTTGATCACCCACGTAAAAAGTCTAAGGACTTAGCAGATGCTGTTTGTGGTGCAATTTATGGAGCTATTTCCCATACTCCAAGAAACCTTAATGAAGAGGTTGAGATTCATACATTCAGAGATAGGCCAAAATCAGCACTTGAAAAGCAAGACAAAAACGTGATACAATATAGGACCCAGCCATCCGAAAAAGATGTTGAGGAATATCTAAATCAGTTTAATTTGTTATAGGAGTGAGAGGGTTGTCTTTACCAATTTCTCTCGTATACTTCTCAAATTACTCTGAAAACACTAAGAGATTTGTGGAGAAACTTGATGGAAACGCTATTCGTATTCCTGTTCGTCCTAGCGATGCTGGGAACTTCGTTGTGGATGCTAGCTATGTACTCGTTTTACCGACTTATGGTGGCGGTAATGAAGCGCCAGCAATCCCCAAATCAGTAAAAATATTTTTGAACAATCCTCATAATAGAGCATTGTTACGTGGTGTCATTGGAACTGGCAACACAAACTTTGGCGAACACTACTGCAAGGCAGCAGATATGGTATCTGCTAAAACTGGAGTACCTGTAATTGCCAGGGTAGAGCTTTTGGGAACACCAGAAGATGTACAAAAAATTAAACAAAGGTTGGAGAAACTATATGGAAACTAAGCTAACTTATCATGAGCTAAATGCGATGCTCAACATTTATGATGAGAATGGAAAAATTCAGTTTGACAAGGACAAGGCAGCAGCTAAAGCTTACTTCCTTGACCACGTAAACCAGAACACTGTCTTCTTCCACAGCTTAGAAGAAAAGCTAGATTATTTGGCTGAGAATGACTACTATGATGCAGAAGTAGTTAATGCCTATAAGTTTGAAGATATCAAAGATCTATTTAAGCATGCATATTCTTATAAGTTCCGCTTCCCAACTTTTGTAGGAGCATATAAGTTTTATACTCAGTATGCCCTAAAAACATTTGATGGTCAAAGATACTTAGAGCGTTTTGAAGATCGTGTGGTCATGAATGCGCTTATGCTTGCCCGTGGAGACATAGACCTTGCAAAAAACGTAATAGATGAAATTATCACTGGCCGCTTCCAACCTGCAACCCCAACCTTCTTGAATGCTGGTAAAAAGCAGCGTGGCGAGTTCGTCTCCTGCTTCCTGCTTCGCATCGAAGATAACATGGAGTCGATTGCTCGTGCAATTAGCTCTTCGCTTCAACTATCTAAACGTGGTGGTGGGGTAGGGCTTAACCTAACCAACCTTCGTGAATTAGGTGCACCAATTAAGAAAATTGAAAACCAGTCCTCTGGAATTATTCCAGTTATGAAAATGCTAGAAGACGCATTCTCCTATGCCAACCAACTTGGTGCTCGTCAAGGCGCTGGTGCTGTTTACCTAAACGCTCACCACCCAGACATCATGCGATTTCTTGACACCAAGCGTGAAAATGCCGACGAGAAGATCAGAATCAAGACCCTGAGCTTGGGGGTAGTGGTTCCAGATGTAACCCTTGAGCTTGCTAGAAACAATGATGATATGTATCTGTTTTCACCATATGACGTAGAAAGAGTCTATGGTGTTCCATTTAGCGATATTTCTGTAACAGAAAAATATCAAGAGATGGTGGATGACCCTCGCATTCGCAAGAGCAAGATCAAGGCTAGAGAGCTATTTGAGCGTATTGCAGAAATTCAGTTTGAGTCTGGATATCCATATATTGTTTATGAAGATAATGTAAATAACGTTAATCCAATCCAGGGCCGCATCAACATGAGTAACCTCTGCTCCGAGATCCTGCAGGTGAACACCCCAACCACCTACAACAATGATATGTCATATAAAGAAATTGGCAAGGACATTTCTTGTAATCTTGGCTCATTAAATATTGCAAAGGCTATGGAATCCCCAGATTTTGGAAAGACTATAGATACCGCAATTAAATGCCTAACAGCCGTCTCTGAGCTATCATATATTGACTCTGTGATGTCTGTTGCAGAAGGAAACAAAAAGTCTAGAGCAATTGGTCTAGGACAGATGAATCTACATGGTTATTTTGGAAAAGAGAGGATGCACTATGGAGATGAAGAATCAATCGACTTCACAAACATTTACTTCTACACAGTTCTCTTCTATGCACTATCTGCCTCTGCAAGACTTGCAAAAGAAAAGGGCAGTGCCTTTGAGGGATTTGAGAAATCCAAGTACGCTACGGGCGAGTTCTTTGATAAGTATACGAATCAGGATTGGGTTCCGCAAACTGATAAGGTTGCTAGGCTTTTCCAGGAAGCGAAGATCCAGATTCCTACGCAAAAGGATTGGGAAGAGCTAAAGAAATTTGTAGCGAAGCACGGTATCTATAACCAGAACCTGCAGGCTGTTCCACCAACTGGTTCGATCAGCTATATTAATAACAGCACTAGTTCTATTCACCCAATTGCTTCTCAGGTTGAAATTCGTAAAGAGGGCATGATGGGTCGTGTTTATTACCCAGCACCATTCTTAACAAATGAAAACAGAGAGTACTTCCAGGATGCTTATGAGATTGGCCCCGAAAAGATCATCGATATATATGCAGCTGCTCAGCAGCACGTTGATCAAGGTCTTTCATTGACCCTATTCTTTAAAGACACAGCCACTACTCGTGACATCAATAGAGCTCAGATCTATGCTTGGAAGAAGGGCATTAAGACCATCTATTATATTCGTATTCGACAGCAGGCTTTGCAGGGTACCGAAATGGACAACTGCGTAAGCTGCATGCTATAATGGAAGACTTATGATCACTAGACCAATTAACTGGAATAAAGTTGAAGACTCAATTGATTTGGAAGTCTGGAATAGGCTAACCTCAAATTTCTGGCTACCAGAAAAGGTCCCACTATCAAACGATATTCAATCATGGTCAACTCTTCGTGATAACGAGAAGCTTCTTACTATGCGTGTATTTACTGGCCTGACCATGCTCGACACCATCCAGGGAACTGTTGGTGCAATGAGTTTGATGCCAGATGCTAGAACTCAGCATGAAGAGGCAGTTATCACCAACATCGCCTTCATGGAGTCTGTGCATGCTAAATCGTATTCCAGTGTTTTTTCTACTTTAACTTCAACACAAGAAATTGAAGATGCTTTCCGCTGGTCAGAAGACAACCCATACCTTCAGAAGAAGGCCGAGATTGTTCTTAGCTACTACAACGGCGATGACCCACTAAAGAGAAAGGTTGCCTCCACCCTGCTGGAGTCCTTCCTGTTCTACAGTGGATTCTACTGGCCAATGTATCTTTCGTCTAGAGCAAAGTTGACAAATACTGCAGATCTAATTCGTTTAATTATTCGTGACGAGGCGGTACATGGATATTATATTGGGTATAAGTTCCAACTAGCTTATAATGAATTAGGCGAAGCAGCTAAAAAAGACATCAGCGATTACGCTTACAATCTTCTGATGGAACTGTATGAAAATGAAGTTAAATATACAAGAGATCTTTATGACGAGGTTGGTTTAACAGAAGATGTAAAGAAATTTTTGCACTACAATGCAAATAAAGCATTGATGAACCTAGGATTTGACCCCCTATTTCCAAAAGAGGTGTCAGATGTAAGTCCAGCTATTCTAGCTGCACTTTCCCCAAATGCTGATGAGAATCATGACTTCTTTTCTGGAAGCGGTTCTTCTTACGTAATTGGAAAACACGAAAGCACAACAGACGATGATTGGAACTTTTAAGTAATGAAAGAAATAAAGCACTTGCACCTAATGCTCAGGGCAGAGATAACACGCCCAATTCGAACTGAAGAGCAGGCAAAACAATGGCTAAAAGAACTTGTAGATCGAATTGATATGCAAATTGCTGCAGGACCTATCTCAAAGTATGTAGATATGCCAGGTAATGAAGGAATTACTGCAGCAGTTTCTGTAGAAACTTCTCATATAGCGTTTCATATTTGGGAAAAGTTGGACCCAATGGTATTGCAATTTGACTTGTATACCTGTGGTGAATTAAATCATCTAGAGGTTCTAGAATATCTAACTAATTCATTTGGCATTGTAGCTATGGAATGGCAATATCTAGACAGAGCTAACGGCTTTGAGCTACTAGATTCTTCAGCCATTGACAAAAATTAGTCTATCTGGTACAATCAGTAGGCTACACATGTGGGTATAAAAAAATAACTCACTTATATATATGAGAGGAAATACATGACTTCTATTACAAAGAAGCCTGGAGTCGCTATTGCTGCTGCAATAGCACTAATTGGTTCTGTGCTTATCGCAGGACCTGCAAATGCTGCTACCGCCACACTTACTGTGGATGGGTCAGCTCCTGCTACTACTGGAACATCAGCTGCAACAGCAATTGTTCTTCCAGTCCCAGCAGATAATGCTGTTGGAGCAGCAGATGCTCTAAAGATTGCTCTGACAAATGTTGCAACCAATAGCAATGTTGTAGTTTCTGCAACTAATGCAAAGGTTCTAACATCTTTGACAAATGCAAAGTCAGATTCTGGCAGCACTTCGCTAACAGTTTCAACTGGCACTGGAACAACTGCTGACGTGTTTGTATTCACTACAACAACAACAGCTGGCTCTGTTACAGTAACTGCAAATAACGTTACAACCACTTACTTTATTAAGGGTTCTGCTGGACCAGCCTATAACCTATCTGTTAAGGCACCAGCAACTGTTAACATTGGCGGGACTGCAGAGCTAACTGCAACCGTAACAGACGTTTTTGGTAACGAAGTTACAAACGCAACAATTTCTGCAGTAATTATTCGTGGTACAGTTACAGCATTTTCTTATGACTCAACAGACAAGAGATATGAGGCAACTCTTACAGTACCTTCCACTACAGGAACAACTGTGGTTTCTCACACCATTACTGCATCTGCAGTAGTTGGTCTTGCAAAGCCAGTAACTGAAGTTATTTCTACTGTATTAGCAGCAGATTTGGCTACACAGGTTACAACTTTGCAGTCTCAGCTAGATGCACTTAAGGCAGAGCTAGATGCTACAAAGGCATTGCTTGCATCTACTACAAAGCAATACAATGATCTTGCTGTACGCTGGAATCGTAAGTTGCCAGGTACCAGATGGGACGTTGCACTAATTCAGTAAAACACTTACTGATTAATTTAAATAGGGCATGGCGAAATCCATGTCCTATTTTTTTTAGTATAAATCTGTATAATAGTATAAGCAAACATTCCAGCTACCCCAACCAGGAGTGATAGTATTAAAAAAAGATTTCATAGAGTTTTTATTGCTCTAACCTTGTCATTTTTGCCAGTATTCCTTGCTGCAGATCTAGCACATGCCGAAGAGACTTTACCAGAAGATCCAATGATTGTTGTTGTTACAACCCCTGGCGGTGATGATTCATCGTATCAAGTACCGCTAACTACAACAATAACCTTTGATGGTGTTACGTATAATAATGTTTATGTAACAACAAATTCTGTAATTACTTTTGGCAGACCAGATGGAACTTATTGGGACTACCCGCAAACACCATCAATTAGCCTATACTCTATGGATTGGGTTGTTTACCCCCAATGGAGAGAGGACGAGAAGCTAATTATCTCTGCTTCTGATGGCGGTTTTCAAATAGAGATTTCTGCAAGACCAATTTGGCTACAGAATGCAGAGGAGCCAACAAACATTAATATTGTTGCAGCTATCAATACAGACAATACAGTCTCAATCTCATACTCTTTGACAGGTCCAACATACGAAGGACAAACAAGAACTGGGGTTAGGCTACATAGTGGCGATGTAGTTACTCTCGAAGAATATGGAGTTGTACAAGTGGAAGAGCCACCAGTTTTGCAACCAGAACCAGTTGAGCCTACTCCTGAACCAGAGCCCACTCCTACTCCTGAACCAGAGCCCACTCCTACTCCTGAACCAGAGCCCACTCCTACTCCTGAACCAGAGCCCACTCCTACTCCTGAACCAGAGCCTACACCTAATCCAGTAGTCCCACCAACAGTTCCAGAAGGAGCGATTCTATTAACAGAAGGATCATCTATTGAAGTAATAGCACCAGAGGGTCAAAAAATTCTTAGAGTTCTTGCATGGTATGGAGATCCAAATGATAGCACAAGGGGTATTGAAGTATCCTCTATACTAACAGAGTTGGCCTCTGGAGAAACATCAGTAATAATTGAATCATCAAATATTTATAGCGACCCAGCTCCAGGAACAGTAAAAGTTTTAATATTCTTAATTGAGTACGAGCAAATTCAAGAGCCAACGCCTGAGCCTACGGAAGAACCTCAGCCACAGCCCACACCAGAACCAAGCCCAGAGCCCACCCCGACAATACCGTCACCAGAGCCAGAACCAGCTCCAGAACCTTCTGAAGAACCCTCACCTCAGCCTACTCCTGAGCCAAGTCCGACAGAGCCAGAGCCAGTCCCCACAGAAGCCCCAACACCAAAACCAAATCCTGAACCAACTCCAACAATAAAGCCAACTCCTTTACCAGAACCTGAGCCTATTGTACCAGAAGAACCAGTAGAGCCTGAACCAACAAATCCTGAAAATCCAGCGGTAGAGATAAAAACAGACATTTCTGCAGAAAATATTGTTAAGCTAGTTTCAGAATTAACATCTATACAAGACCCCACACAGCTTACTGAGGCACAGGTAAAGGCAATACTTGAGGCCGCATATGAAACATTTAATAGTTCCGAGCCAGGATCTTCAGAATACGAAGCTGCCCTGGACGCTTTAGCAGTAGCAGCAGAAGCAGATGATATTCAGTTACCAAAGGAATTGGCAGCTATTCCACTTCTTGGTGATGTGGCTGGTGCTGCATTAGAAGTATTTAATAATTTAGGAAATATTGGTGCAGACATGTCTCCACAGGTCCGTGAGGATGCTGAAAAGACAATTATTGCATCAGTGATTGCTGCTCAGGCAGCAATAGCAGCAGTAGCTTCAGCAAGCGGTACTAGGAGGATATAATGAAGAAATTCTTCAAAGACATGCTAGATCAAGCATGGACCCTTCTGGGTATGTTTGTAGCCTGGGTAGTTCTAGAGGGAGAAGCTAAAACAATAGTTGGCTATTGTATTATCGGTACCCTTGGACTATGGGCTATTACATATCCATTAAGAAATAACGATGACGAGTAGTCATCAGAAAGAGGAAAGTATGGAAGAGCAAGAAATGGGCGTAACTGGTGGCTGGGCTACCATGAAAAACGTTCTATGGCGTATTCTAGCTGTATTTGCAGCATCTGGACTTAGCGTCCTTGGTGCAGGTGCAGTTGTAGGCATTGACCTACTATCAGCTGTATTTATGGCTGGTATTTTGGGGGTGGCAACAGTAGTGGAAAAACTCGCCAGGGCATTCCTGGATGACGGCAAGCTCACACTTGACGAGATAAACTCAGCATTTGCTAAAGTGGACAAAAACCAAGACTAAATACTAGTTGACAAGCCCTCCTGATTTAGGTATAATAAACATATCAAATTAGGAGGGTTTGCCATTGGGGCAGGCCAACGAAGGGTATGTAGGGTATGAAAAAACTATTAATCATTGCTGCTGTATTTGCAGCATTTGTTGGAATTGCTCCAGCACAGGCAAATGAGCAGGGTGCAGTAGCAATTATTGACGTTAATTTTGAGTCACATCTAGTTGACGGACAGGTTACAGAAGTATGCATTACAACTGTAACGGCATGTAGTATGACAGTAGTTCCAAAAACTGCCGCACAGTTTAAGGTATTTAACCACGGCACTATCATGGCGGATATCGTAAGGGCCAACAATCCATCTGCACCGTTATTTTTGCTAGAGTCTGGAACAACCAAGACTGGCGTTGTAACTGGAATTCAGCTGCTGAACGCACTAAATTGGGTACAAGCAAACGCTGCTCAACACAACATTAGGTCTGTTTCGTTTTCTTATAATGCTGGCAATGGTGCTAGATGCCTACCAGCTTCTCCAGGTGTAAAGGTTGATGTAACTCACAACGGAATTGTAGCTGCTATTGCGAATCTAAAAGCAGGCGGAGTCAATTTTTATGCGGCATCTGGTAACAACACTAAGCCTGAGCTAGATTATCCAGCATGTATCTCAGATGCTATTGCTGTTGGATCTACCGTATATCGTGCAAATATGCAATTATCTGACATTGTGATTTCTGGATGGAACTATACAAGTTCAAGGCTAAAGTCTAATGCAAAATCTTTGCAGGACTCATCGTTTATTGGATTAGTGGGTGCAAACAATCTAATTGTTGGAAATACAACTTCTGTTACAACTGCAATTGCAGCTGCAACTAATAGGTAAAATATATTGCTAATCGCTACCTTAGTTTAACAGATATGATATACTGTTAACATGCAAAAGATCTGTGTTCGATGTAATCAAGCAAAGGACATAGATCTTTTTGCTAAGGGTAAGAATTATAAAGATGGCAGACGTGGAACTTGTAAAAAATGTCATACAGAGTATATGATAAATTATTACAAAACAAATACTGACAAAAAGATTTTAAAAAATAAATTAAATAGTGGAAAAGACTTTAATTGGAAGCGACATCATTTGTCGAAAGAAGAGTTTGACAAAATGGTTGACAAATATAATGGAAAATGTTACACTTGTCAAATAAACGAGGCCAGGAACATAGACCATGATCACTCCTGTTGTCCAGGAAATAGAAGTTGTGGCAAATGCATTCGTGGCATATTGTGTAATCAGTGTAACACTGCTTTGGGTTTAGTAAAAGACTCCAAAGAAGTATTGCAAAATCTAATTAAATATTTGAACTAAATATATTCCCACTGGGGTACTGTTGGCTGGTACTAGCAGACTGTTAATCTGTCCTCGAAAGAGCGTCCCAGGTTCGATTCCTGGAGTGGGAGCTAATGGTAAGTCCACACCACTCTCACTAATGAGATAAAGTGGACAAACTGGCTCTGTAGCTCAAAGGAAGAGCGCCGCCCTGTCGAGGCGAAGGTTGGGGTGTCGGGATCCCTCAGAGTCGCACGGCCCGTTGGAGTAGTGGTTATCTCGTCTGCCTTTCACGCAGAAGAACACCAGTTCAAATCTGGTACGGGCTACGCCGCCTTAGCTCAGTTGGCCAGAGCATCCGCCTTGTAAGCGGAGGGTCGTGAGTTCGAATCTCACAGGTGGCTCGTGGTATAATTAAGTATACTTTAAGGAGAATAAATGGCAAAGTCCCAATATCCAATTGATGGAGTTCCAGGCAAAGACTGGAAGGTAACTAGTAAAATGGGTTGGAGAGAACACCCAGTAAAGAAAGAACGCAAGCACCACAACGGTACAGATATTATCGGTACTAGCAAAAAGGTTTTCATTGAGGCAGCTTTTGATGGTAAGGTAGCTTATGCTGGACCATCTAAGACCAAAAAATCAGATGGAGAACCAAGTGGATTTGGTTATTATGTAAAAATTACAAGCAAGATTAATGGTGAATTTTATAGCCACCTATATGCACACCTTGCTAAAGGATCACTCCAGGTTAAGACTGGCGATAAGGTAGAAGCTGGAAAAGTTCTAGGAGTGATGGGGACCACTGGTATGAGCACTGGTGTTCATTTGCACTGGGAAATCTGGAAAGGCAAAGAACACGGATGGTCTGCTGATGGCAAGGGCTTTGTTGAGCCAATTGAATTTACCAAGGCAGTTATTGCAGCTGAAAAGGCAGCAGGATTCGCTGGCGAAGCC